AATGATGCTGCTGACAACCCAACTAATGCAAACTTAGCAACAGCTAACAAGTGGGCTATCACATATGATGCTGACTTAATTCCATTAGTTCAGTTAACAGTTAACTCTCCTCTAGACACTTCAACATATTAATTTTAATATTAATTTGTGGTCATTAAGTCTCATCAATTATTGGTGGGGCTTTTTCTTTACGCTACAATAAAACTAAAATTACTTTTTAGATCGTGGCAGCTACTATAACAGCAACATTATCAAGTGCTACTGCAAATAGCTATGTCACATTGGCAGAAGCTAATACATATTTTGAAACCGTACCAGATTCAAGCACCTGGACTAACAAAACAGATGACCAAAAGAACAGGGCTTTGATAGCAGCTACACGATGGATTGACAGCTTCATATTCTACGGAGACAGATGCGATCAAGGTCAGGCACTAAAATTTCCTAGAAACAACTATCAAGTAGATGATGTAGAACTATCTTGCACAACAATTCCAAATAATATTAAGTATGCACAATACGAATTAGCTAGAGCTTTAGCAAATGAAACAGATGCTATGACAGGCAATACAGGTACAGACGGAAATATTGAGGAAGTAAAACTAGGAGATATCCAAGTTAAGTACAATACAACTAGCCAGGGAACTGGAACTGTAAATAATATTATGGATAAATACCCGTGGTTACAAAGTTATCTTGGAGCATATATGCTAGGTGGAGCAGGAGCTTTTCAGATGAGAGTGGTTAGAGGCTAATGGCAGGACAATTAGATACAGCATTAAAAAAGATAGCCAAGCAAGTTGTATCTCAGCTTGGTACATCATTAGATAATGAAATTACCTACATACGAAAAGGAACATCTAGCTACAATAATGAGACAGGAGAATACCATACAGTAGATACTGAGTACACTTTTAAAACTCCTGTAGAATTTGTTGATTCAGATGAAGAAAGTGGGTTTCAAGAAAATACTGCAAGACTATATATTACTCCTGATCAAATTGGAGATAGCCAACCTGTACTCCAAGACGAAGTAAAATTAACTTTTTCTGGTTCAACTAGGTTTGCTAAGATAATGGACATTAGAACATTAAAAGGTGGTCAAGAGTATTTATTTCGTTTGAGGATTGTATTCTAATGACTTTAGTAAATGCAAGAGCAGCTATAGAAACAGCTATACAAGATGCTGTTATAGACTCCGATCCAAGTGTAACTGTAGTTTTTGATAATACTCCTTTTACCACTCCAGGAAAAAATAAAAAATATGTAATGGTAAATATAAACTTCAATCAGGCTACTGCTCAACCACAAGGAGCAGCCCAAACATATTATCAAGGTTCAGTTAGATGTGGTGTAATGACACCTCCACATAAAGGATCTGCCATTGCATCTGCATTATCGGAGATAGTCATAACAGGACTAACTTCTGTTAATACATCTACTTATGTAGATAAATTTTCATGCAGTCCTAGAGTTACACAAATCGTAGGACCAACAGCAGTAACTACAGAGGGTGATAGTCATTTTCTTAGTGTTGTAAGTTGCAACTTTAGTGCCAATGGGTAGAAGAGTAAGACCCATAACACAATTACCAGACGACTTAAGAGAAATAGTCGAAACTGCTAGATCCAACGCAGCGTCAAGAATAGTTTATGGACTTCAAAGTGATGGTCCGTGGTGGTCAGGCCATTTTGCTAAAAGCTGGAAAGTATCTACAAGTCCTGTAAAACCTACAAAAGATAAAACGAGAGAACGAAAAGATCAACAATTACCAAGTCAATTTAATGACAGAGAAAATAATAATGAGGTTCAATGTTCTCCTCCAAGTAGTAAAGCACAAAGAACAACAGGTGGAGCAGGAGAAGCACCTATGACATGGTTTATGGATACAGTTGAATATCCAGGAAAAACGGGTAAAGTGCCAGGTTTACCCGATATACCAGCAATAGGTTTAAACAGTCACATATATATAGGAAACGAAGCTAAATATGCTGGTTTTGCTGTAAACAGACCTAATGCCACAATGCCTGATACACAAGGAAATCCAGTAACTTATGAAGAACATGGAAAAAGGCATAAGTTAAGTTCTAGGGATCGCAACCCAAACTGGTATAAGGTTTACACAGAACATAATGCGTTTCTTAAAAATGACATAACCAAAGGTTTTATATCTGCTGGTTTTAAGACAGGTTACAGAAGTTTATGACGCATAGACAATATTAAGGTATATTATAGTAGTACAGAAAAATTAATTTATGGCTGACAAAAGAGCTATTGACAAGCTAAAAGAAGCATTTTGCATCGACAATCGCAGTCGTTACATTATTAAAAAAGAAGATGTAATAATTTTAGAAATATACTGGAAGCCTTTAACTATTGCAGATAGAGAAGCAATATATAAAACACTTGCTGGAATGAACAAAGCTAATGACACTGAGAGTTTAGAGTATGCTTTGCAGGTCATAATGAATAAAGCAGAAGATGAAAATGGTAATAAGTTATTTAGCGAAGGAGATCGTGCTTCATTAAGAAGGGAAATACCTTTAACTGTTCTTACTGATTTAATGTTAAAAATGCAAGGAGTAGAGGAGGGGGTAGATGCCGTAAACTCTAAAAGTACACCTTGACGAAGATAACAATTTATTTTTACAGTTTTTCTTATGTGAAAAGCTAGGTTATACTCTACAAGATTTTAGAAATAAAGTAACAATAGAGGAATTGATATATTGGAGTTCATATTTACAGTTAAAAAGTGAGCGAGAAAAGGCAGAATATGACAGAATAGGAAAAGAATCTAAATTTAAGCGACAAAGTTAGATGGCAAATGACGCTGTTTACGAAGTTAATATAAAGTTAAATGCTCAAAATTTTGAGGCAGAACTTAATGCGTTAAAAACAAAACTAGAAAGATTTACAAAAGATGCTAAAAGGAACAATGAAAAAGACCCAATATTTAAAAAGGGTAGAAGGTTAACGGTACTAAAATCTATTCAAAGTACTCAAAACAAATTAAATGAATTAAATAGGTTTGAATTAGATACAACAGAACAACAACTAAAATTAGATAAAGCAAGAGCATTAGTAGATAAGGGTAAGTTCAGAACTGCAAAAAATTTAGTAAGTGAAGCACAGTTATTAAATTTAGAAAAAGCTGAGGATTTACGTATAGCAAAATTACTGGTAGCAGAAGACAAAAAGAGAGCACGAGAACAGGAAAAACAACAAAAATTAGCTAAGAGTAGAAGGCAAGCAATCGTAAAAAGTGCTGCGATTGGTGGTGGTTTTCCTTTGTTATTCGGAGGTGGACTAGCACAATCCATACCAGGTGCTATTGGTGGTGCGTTAGGAGAGGCAGCAAGTCCTGGTGGTGGTTTTGCTGGTTCTATTGCAGCTACAGCATTAGTTTCTCAACTACAACAAATTGGTCAAGCATCTCTTGAAACAGCTAAAAAGATGGGTACTCTGAATGGAAAGTTAGAACTTGCAAGAGAGCGATCTTTATTTACATCACACGAAACCGAAGAACTGGCTCGTCAATTAGAAAGACAAGGAAAGGTACAGCAATTAAATAATTTATTATCCAATGAATACCAACAAATAGTAGGCAGTAAAGGAACAGAAAATTTAAAAAGACTAAATGAGGTATCTAGTGAATTTAATAGACTTATGGGAATATTAAAAACTAAATTTGATGCGTTTATAGCTGGTCCTTTAACTGACTTATTAAGTTTTTTAAACAAAAGTATATCTGCCGATGCAACAGACGCACAATTTAGAGAGTTTAGAAGAAGTTTAAAAGGGTCGCAAAAAGAACTTTTTGAACAACAATTATCAGAATTAAGAGGAACGAGAGGTAAAAGCTCAGGACCAATTACTACGGCAATAAAAGAAGAGATGTTAAGAATATTTCAACAAACACCAAATGTTATTTCTGGAGGCAAATCAGGTAAAAAATTAACACCAGAGGCTCAATTAGGTAAAGATCGTTTAGCAGATTTAGATGCAGAGATTGAAAAGGCTACATTAAAAAATACGCTTTCAGAAAAAGAGTTTGAGACTGAAATGAGAATACAAGAAATAATGAAAGGCACTGTAGACATAACTGAAGATGAGATAAAGAAAAAATTAGATAAATTAGATGTGTTAGCTAAAGAGCAAGAAGAAATACAAAAGGTAAAAAACCTGTATGACAGTATTGCCAGCAGTATAGAAACAGGAATAGTAGATGCTCTTGAAGGTGCAATAAACGGAACCAAAACACTTGGAGATGTTGCTAGTAGTGTATTTGCACAGATTCAAAGATCACTTTTACAATTTGGTGTTAACTCCTTCTTAGGAGCTATTGGTATTCCTGGATTTGCAAATGGAGGTAGGCCGCCTGTAGGTAAGGCTTCAATCGTAGGCGAAAAAGGGCCAGAATTATTTGTACCTGATAGAGCAGGAACTATAATTCCAAACAATCAGTTAGGAGGCTCTACAAATGTAGTAGTAAACGTAGATGCTTCTGGATCGGCTGTTGAAGGTGATGAAGAAGGAGGTAGAGAACTTGGTCGACTTATATCTGTAGCGGTACAATCTGAATTAGTACAACAGAAAAGACCTGGAGGTTTACTTGCTTAATGGCTACCTTTCCTTCAATCACTCCTAAATACGGACAGCAAAAAAGATCCGCACCAAAAACTAGAACAGTTCGTTTTGCTGATGGCTATGAACATAGAATATTATTTGGATTAGCTCAACATCAAAATCCAAAAATATTTAATTTTACATTTGAGGTATCAGAAACAGATGCAGATACGATAGAAACTTTTTTAGATGCAAGAGCAAATGATAGTGCCAGCTTTGATTTTACCCCACCAGGAGAAGCTAGTTCATCTAAATTTGTATGTGAAACATGGTCAAAGTCAATTCCGTATTTAAACAGAGCAACAATACAGGTAACATTTAGAGAGGTATTTGAACCATGAGCACTGATCCTGTATTTAGTGAAGTTCAAAAGATAAATCCTTCTGCAATTATTGAACTTTTTACGTTACAGCTAGACAACTCTTTGCATGGTGCGACAACAATATATAGATTTCATTCTGGCAGTAACTTAGATGCGAATGGAGAAATAGTTTGGGCTGGTAATTCTTATCAAAGATTTCCGATTACAGCCGAAGGTTTTGCATATCAACGTGGTCAAATTCCAAGACCAAAACTTATTGTAAGTAACGCACTTGGAACTATATCAGCTATTTTATTACTTGTTAATCAAACAACGGCTGGTAATGATTTAACAGGTGCTACGTTTACGAGGATTAGAACAATGGCAAGATTTCTTGATGCTGCAAATTTTAGTGGTGGCAGTAATCCATTGGGAACTCCAGATCCTACAGCAGAATTTAAGCGTCAAGTTTATACAGTAGATAGAAAGTCAGCAGAAAATAGAGAAGTAGTTGAATTTGAATTAGCAGGAGCTATTGATATGGCTGGAGTTCGAGCACCCAAACGTCAATGCACCCGTGCTTTATTTCCTAGTATTGGCACGTTTACACAATGAGTTGGAAATATAAAGCATTACTTCATGCTCAACGTGAAGATCCTAGAGAATCTTGTGGGCTTTTACTAAATGTTAAAGGTAAAGAGCAATATTATCCTTGTCGTAATCTTTCGATTACAGATAATCAATGTTTTATTATCGACCCAGAAGATTATGTGAAGGCAGATAACGTAGGTGAAATTATTGGTGTTGTTCATAGTCACCCTATAACACCACCAGAGCCAAGTCAGGCAGATAAAATTAGTTGCGAAAATAGTAATTTACCGTGGCATATCGTAAATCCTAAAACAGAACAGTGGGCATATTTAGAACCATGCGGTTATAAACCACCATTATTAGGTCGTGAATGGGTGTGGGGTGTAACTGATTGTTGGAGTTTAGTTGTTGATTGGTATAAAGAAGAAAAAGGTATAAAACTTAGAGACTATCAAAGAAGTATGACACCACAAGAATTTTTAGAAAATCCTTTGTTTGAGAATTATGCTTGGCGAACAGGCTTTAGAGAACTTAGATCAGATGAAAAATTAGAGAAAGGAGATGTGTTATTGATGTCAATAATGCACCCAACTTTAAATCATGTAGCTATTTTTCTTGGGGATATGGTTTTACATCATTTAGCAGATAGACTATCTTGTAGAGAGCCATATTCTGAGTGGTTGTTAAAATGTACTGGTAAGAGGTATCGCTATGCTCAGAAAAGTTAAACTTTACGGAGAATTAGCTGACTTTGTAGGCCATAAAGAATTAGATGCTGTTATAAATTCTACTGCTGATGCAATACGTTTTCTTGTCAGCAACTTTCCAAAGTTAGAAGCATATATGGCAAATAGGCATTATAAAGTTCTTGTTGATGAATATGACATTGATGAGACTGAATTACATAATCCTATCGGTCAATCGGATATAAGTATAGTTCCTGTAATTAGTGGTGCTGGTGGAAACTTTGGCAAAATATTATTAGGTGCTGCATTAATTGGAGGTGCTTTTGCGTTTGGTGGTTTAACATTTACAGGAGGTTTTGGAAAATCTCTTGCAGCAGCGAGTGGTTTTACTAAAGCTGCATTTGGAGTAGGTTCTGCCTTAGTTTTAAGTGGAGTATCAGATATGCTATTTCCTGTACCTGATATACCCGATTTTTCTAATGAGGAAGATCCAAGAATATCATTTAGTTTTTCTGGAGTGCAAAATACATCTAGGGCTGGTACTTCTCATCCCATAGCTTATGGTGAGATAGTTACAGGATCAGTTGTTATCTCAGCTGGTATTGATACAAATCAGGTACAAGCATGACAGATAAAATTATTAGAGGTTCAGGTGGTCCTCCACCACCTCCACCATCTCCAACAAGAGCACCTGATACTTTAAACAGTAGGCAGTTTGCTACGATACAAGATTTATTATCTGAAGGAGAGATAGAAGGTTTTGCTACGCCATCAAAAGCAGGACTTACAAAAGGATCTACAGCTTATAACAATGCAGCACTCAAAGATATATTTTTAAACGATACTCCTATTCTTAACTCTAGTGCCAGCAACACTAATCCACAAACAGCAGATTTTAATTTTCAGAATATAGGATTTACGCCTCGTTTTGGAACTTCAAACCAAGAGCATATTCCTGGTATTGAAAGTAGTCAATCTCTTACAAGTGTAGGAGTAACAGTAACAGCTTCTTCTCCTGTTACTCGTCAAATAACAAATACTAATGTTGATGCTGCAAAAGTAACAATAACATTTCCACAATTACAAAAAGCTACAGATCAAGGAGATTTACTTGGTTCCTCTGTCCAGTTAAAAATACAAGTTCAATATAATAGTGGTGGTTTTAGCGATGTTTTATCAGACACTATTACTGGTAGAACTGCTGATGCGTACCAAAAAGAATATCGTGTAAATATAACTGGTGCATTTCCTGTAGATATTAGAGTTGTAAGAGTTACAGCAGACAGCACTTCTTCTAGTCTTGTTGATGCTTTTACTTGGACAAGTATTGGTGAGATTGTTGACGATAAACAAAGATATTTAAACAGTGCTTATACAAATTTAAGGATAGATTCTGAACAGTTTAGTTCTATACCAAAAAGAGCTTTTCGTATTCGTGGTGTAAAAGTAAGAATACCAGGAGCAGGTGCATCTAGTTCTGGTACACCTACTGTTGATTTACAGACAGGAAGAATTATTTACCCAAGTGGGTATATTTTTAATGGAACGATGGGTGCTGCTGTTTGGTGTTCATGTCCTGCAATGATACTTCTTGATCTGTTAACTACCGAAAGATATGGATTTGGAACGCATATTACAGATAGCAATTTAGATTTATTTAGTTTTGTAGCAGCTAGTAGATACGCAAATGAACTGGTATCAGATGGTTTTGGAGGGCAAGAAGCTAGATTTAGTTGCAATGTAAATTTACAGGGATCTATGGAAGCATACACACTAATCAATGAATTAGCTGGTGTTATGAGATGTTTCCCAATATGGTCTGAAGGTTCTGTAACTATTACACAAGACAAACCAACAGATCCTAGTTATTTATTTAGTTTGGCAAACGTAGGTGAAGGTGGGTTTTCTTATTCTGGTAGCAGTTTAAAACAAAGACATACTGTTATTTCTGTTAGCTATTTCAACATGGATAGTAGAGAGATAGATTATGAAGTTGTAGAAGATACTACTGCACAAGCAAAGTTAGGAATAGTAAAAAAAGATGTAAAAGCATTTGCTTGTACTTCCCGTGGTCAGGCTCAGAGATTAGGCAAGGCAATACTATTTAGTGAACAGAACGAATCAGAAGTTATTAGTTTTACAACATCAATAGATGCTGGTGCGATAGTAAGACCTGGATCTGTTATTTCTGTTAATGATCCTGTTCGTGGTGGAGAAAGAAGATCAGGAAGAATAAATGCAGCAACCACCACGCAGATTACTGTTGATAACACAACAGATCTAGATACTTTTACTGGATCAAATAAAAAATGCAGCGTGATATTACCTGATGGTACAGTTGAAACTAAAAATGTAACTGGAATTGTAGGCAGTGTAATTACATTAGATTCAGCCTTATCTGCAACACCAAATGTAAATGCCATATGGCTACTACAAAGTTCTACTTTAGAAGCACAAACTTTTAGAGTGATAACAGTAGAAGAACAAGATGGTATCAACTATGCAATAACAGCACTAACTTATATTGATGGAAAATACGACAATATTGAACAAGGAATAAGTTTACCTTCAAGAAGTATATCTTTATTAAATGAACCCAAAAGCCCTCCTTCAAACTTACAGGCATCAGAAAGAGTTGTTGTTATAAATGCTCTTGCTGTTACCAAATTAATTTTATCTTGGGTATCTGTTACAGGTGTAAGTCAATATCTCGTTCAATATAGATTTAATAATACTAACTGGGTTAGTGAAGTTGTATTTAGACCTGACTTTGAAATTATTGGCACAGAAGCAGGAGTTTATGAATTTAAAGTATTTTCATTTAACGCAGCTTTAAAATTATCTGCAACATCTTCTAATCTTACATTTAATGCTGTAGGTAAAACAACACCACCTGGAGATGTGCAAAATTTATCTATGGAGCCAGTTACAAATAAATTAGTAAGACTTAGATGGACAAAATCTGTTGATCCTGATGTTCTTCACGGAGGACGGGTTTATGTAAGGCACAGTAATCTGACGGACGGAAGCGGTACGTTTCAAAACTCAGTTGATCTTGTAACTGCATTAGCTGGTAATACTACAGATGTTGTTGTTCCATCTTTAGAAGGAGAATATATTCTTAAATTTCAAGATGACCAGGGAAACTTTAGTACAGGAGAAGCTAGTGTGATACAAGATTTACCTGATCTTATTGATACTCAGGTTATATTACAGGATAGAGAAGATTTAGATACTCCTCCATTTCAAGGAGCAGATACTAATACAACATTTAATACTTCTACGAGTGCATTGCAGCTTACGAATCCAGCTACAAACGCAACGGGTGAATATGCTTTTAAAGATATTTTAGATTTAGGTGCTGTATTTTCTCTTGATTTAAAACGAATTATACGTTCTATTGGTTTTGTTATAGGTACAGATATAGAAACAATCATTCCGAGTGGATCTTTTTGGGACGATTATGCTATTGATGGTAACTTTGATGGTGCAGCAGCCGATGAAGCAAACTGTCAGATACAAGTGGCAACATCACAAACAGCATCAGGCAGTTTTAGTAGTTTTAATAATTTTGCAAATGGAACATTTAAAGGTCGTAGATTTAAGTTTAAATTAATTTTAGAAACAACTAATGTTTCACAGAATATGAACGTGCAACAGGCAGGTTATACAGCAGAATTTCAATCGAGAACAGAGCAAAATTATCAAACAGGAGGAACTACATCTACCGCACCACAGTCTTCTGGTACGTCTTCTTCTGGTAAAACTGTAACTTTTGGCTCACCATTTTTTACAGGAGCCACTGGTTTAGGTGGAGCAAATGCGTTTCTACCTTCTATTGGTATCACTATTCAAGATGCACAAGCTGGAGATTTTTTTACAGTTACAAGTGTAAGCGGAACAGGATTTACTTTAAAAGTTATGCAAAATAATAATTCAACTTTTGTTGATAGGTCTTTTACTTTTTCTGCTGTAGGATATGGTAAAGGGGTGTAATATGGAGAAAAGCACTGTATAGATGAGCCAAGTATCAGACTATAATATTGCCAATGCCTCAGGTGCTTCTGTAAGAAGTGACCTTAACGCTGTTTTTGATGCGATAAAAACTTTAAATAGTGGTGGTTCTGATCCTAGTAATACAGCAGCTTTTATGCCTTATGTAGATACAGCAGATAGTAATAACTTAAAAATAAGAAATGCAGCGAATGATGGTTTTGTTACTGTAGGGTCTGTTAACTCTACAAATTTAGGATTACTACCGAGAGCAGGTGGTACGATGACAGGTCAGCTTTTACTTAATGATAGTGCAGGAGCTTCAGCACCAGCTATATCGTTTAACGGAGATACGAATACAGGAATATTTAGAGTTGGATCAAACACTATAGGTTTCGCAACTGCTGGTGTTGAAAGAGTAGAGATTAGTGACAGTGGTTTGGATATGAGTAATGGATTGCCTATAAGATTTCAAGATTCCAGTGGTGCTCCTTTTGTTGCTTTAAAATCTCCTGCCTCTGTCAGTAGTAACGTAACTTTTACTTTACCTGGAGCAGATGGATCTAACGGTCAAATGCTACAGACAAATGGTTCTGGTGCGTTATCATTCACCACTGTTAGTGGTGTACCAAGCGGTTCTGTATTTTGTATGGCAGTAGCTACAGTTCCATCAGGTTATTTGGAATGTAATGGGGCTGCTGTTAGTAGAACTACATACTCAGTTTTATTCGCTGTTATTGGCACGGCTTATGGAACTGGTAATGGATCAAGTACTTTTAATCTTCCTGATTTACGTGGTGAATTTGTTAGAGGTTTTGATAACGGTAAAGGAACAGATAATGGAAGAAGTATTGCCACTTCTCAATCAGCATCCAACGCATCTCATAATCACTCTATTAGTTTGTCTGGTACAACCAGCAATAAATCATTAACTGGTAATGTTAGAAAAATATCAGAAACTTTTGCAGGGGCAGGTACAGTAAGTGGTGTGTTTTCAAAAATGCAAAACCAAAGTGCGCCTTTTACTCCAGGTGGTCCTGATTCAAGTAGCACTGGTGGTTTTAGTATGGACGCTTCGCACGATCATACATTTTCTGCTTCTGGAACTTCTGGAAATCAAGGTTCAGAATCAAGACCTCGTAACATAGCTATGATGTATGTAATTAAAATTTAATTATGGCGATCCAACCTGGCACATATAATTTTACGCTTCAACGAAGATCAGATCATAGTATTCCTCTGTTGTTTAAAGATGGAAATGATGCTGCGATAAATTTAACTGGATATACAGTAGAAGCACAGGTTTGGGAAGAAACACGCACCACAAAATATGCAGATTTTACAACAACTTATACTGATCGTTCTGCTGGTTCTGTTTCTATAGCGTTGACAGACACACAAACAGCTACATTTACCCCTGATATTTTGAAATATGATGTTTTATTAACTGCTCCTTCGGGGTCGAAAGAATATTATTTAGAAGGTACTATATATGTAAGTGAAGGATACACCACATGACTTCAGTTAATGTTACAACTACAAAGAATACAGTTACAGTAAACGGAGAAACCCGTGTTGTCACTGTAAAAACTCAGGGTCCACAAGGTCCTGCGTTTGCTGATGG